GAGTGCTACAGCGAGCTGTACTTCGACGAGCAAACCCCGCCGGTCGGCCTGCTCAGCGCCTGCGTGGCCCTGGGCCGCGAGGACTTCAAGCGTTGCGTGGTGTTCCACAGCCTGTCCAAGCGCTCGAACCTGCCGGGTTTGCGTTCGGGTTTTGTGGCGGGAGATGCCGACATCCTCAAGGCGTTCCTGCTGTACCGCACCTACCACGGCTGCGCCATGCCGGTGCAAACCCAGCTGGCCAGCATTGCGGCCTGGAACGACGAAGCCCATGTACGCACCAACCGTGACTTGTATCGCGAGAAGTTCGATGCGGTGCTGGAGATATTGACCCCGGTGCTGGACGTACAACGCCCGGATGGCGGTTTTTACCTGTGGCCCAAGGTTGAAGGTGACGATGCCGAGTTCTGTCGCGATTTGTTTGTCGAAGAGCACGTTACCGTAGTGCCGGGTTCGTACCTGTCCCGTGAGGTAGACGGCTTCAATCCGGGGGCTGGGCGCGTGCGCATGGCCCTGGTTGCGCCACTGGCTGAATGCGTCGAGGCCGCAGAGCGGATTCGCGCGTTTGTCTCTCGCCAGTCGTAAGTGTCTTTACCGTGCCAGTTTTGCTGGCACGGTAACCGGTCATAAAACCGTACATATATTCAATTTACCGATTCAACCTCATCCCCTAGCATCCGTCATTCAAAGCAACTTTTCGGGAACAACAAGCAACCCGAGAAGTTAAACCTGAAGAATGAAAACATGGATGTTCCGTAATGCAATCAACCTGGCTTCAGCCAAACAAACAATTCGAACACACACGCATCTCCCGCAACATCAAATGTACTTGGGAGATTCAAAAACATGTGGGCTAAAAACAATCCGGCAAAATTCTGGACTTCCGGCAGCACACTTCGCATCGCCTTCCTCAACGGTACCCAGGCATTCAAGGACGAAACAATCGCCGCCGCCAGTAACTGGTTGCCGCACATCAACTTGAAGTTCGATTTCGTCGAAGGTGAAGAAGGCGATATCCGCATACTCAGTCAACCGGGAACGTTTTCCTCTCTGATCGGTACCGATGCTCTGTTACATCCCGATGAGCCGACCATGCGACTCTGGCCACACCCACCGAGCCAGGCACGTTATTTCGCAGCCAATGTCATGCATGAGTTCGGTCACATGCTCGGCGCAGAACATGAGCAGACCAACCCCACGGCAAACATTCCCTGGGATAAACCAGCCATTTATAAACAACACGGAATAACCGCCGACCCGGAAGAGGACAACTACCAGGCCAGCGTGACGCGCAAACGACTGCACGACTGGTATTTTGACCTCGGCAATCCCGACGAAAGCATTTACTCAGAGTACGACCAGAAGTCGATCATGCACTATCCCGTCAGCCAGTCCTGGACACTCGGTGACTTCCAGATCTTCATTAATCTGGACCTCAGCGAACAGGATAAAACCTTCATGTCGAACGCTTACCCCTACCCCGCGAGTCAGTGAGCGCGCCAGGTCCGTATCGGACTATTTGACCTGCCCCAGATTTGCCTCGCTCAAATCAAGCTCGCTCAATACTTCTCTGAGCACGTCATCACCAATCTGGTGATGACGGCTCAGGCTATACAACTCAAGGCGTTGCGCCCGCAAAGCCTTGAGTCGCAAACGGCGCTCCAGCAGATCCATTTGGAACGCCAGCGCCTGGGCTTCCGCCGAATCGTTGAACACCTCAAGCTGATGCCGGTACTCGGACATGATCCGCGCCTTGAGTTCGGCCGAGAGCGCTGCCTGCGCAGCATCCTGCGGCGCGACCTCTTCGGTTTCCAGCGCATGGATCGCCGCCTCGGCGGTCTTGCGCCAGGCGTCGCGCACTTCCTGACGGCGCTTGTCGTCCGGACTTTTCTCGATCCCGCGCAGCAGCAATGGCAAAGCGATACAGGCGCAAATCAGTGACAACAGAATCACCCCGGCGGCGATGAAGATCAGCAGATCGCGCTCGGGGAACGCCTCGGCCCCCATCAACATCGGCACCGACATCACACCGGCCAGCGTCACCGCGCCGCGCACACCGCCGACGGTCAGCAGCCAGCAGGATCGCGCGGTCGGCACTTGCGTCAGGTCGCCCTTGCCGCGCAAACGGCGCAGCAGCACCGACAGGCGCCAGATGCTCTGCACCCAGATAAAGCGCAACAGCACCAGCGCGAGGAAAATCGCCACCACGTCGAGACCTCGGTACAGCAGCGTCGGCCACAACGTCGGCTCGTGGCTGACCACCGCTTTGATGATGTCCGGCAATTGCAGACCCAGCAGCAGGAAAATCAGACCGTTGAAGGCAAATTCGAGCAGCGACCAGACGCTACGGTTGAGCAAGCGAGTGCTGGTCTGTCGTGGCAACAGATCGAGCCAGCTCTGCATCATCCCCGCCGCCACCGCCGACAGGATGCCCGAAGCGCCCAACCGCTCGGCCAACACATAAGCCGCGAACGGCAGCAGCAACATGAACACCACGTGGGTGGCCGGATCGTCCCAGCCCCGGGCGATCATCCACGCGCGCAAACGCCCGACCAGCCAGCTCAGCACCACGCCGACGGCCAAGCCTCCGACCGCCACCAGCACGAAGGTCAGGCTGGCATTGGCCAGTGAGAACACTCCGGTGACCGCCGCAACCAGGGCAAACTTGAACGTCACCAGACCCGAAGCATCGTTCATCAAGGCTTCGCCCTGCAGTATGTGCATCAGCGGTGTCGGCAAACGGTTCTGCGAGATCGCCGACACCGCCACGGCGTCGGTCGGCGACAGCACCGCGGCCAGCGCGAAGGCCACCGGCAGTGGAATTGTCGGCAACAGCCAGTGAATGAAGTACCCGGCACCGACCACGGTGAACAGCACCAGGCCGACCGCCAGCGTCAGGATCGGCCCACGCAAATGCCAGAACTCGCGTTTGGGCATCCGCCAGCCATCGGAGAACAGCAGCGGCGGCAGGAACAGAAACAGGAACAGCTCCGGATCCAGCGCCACGTGCAAGCCCAATGTCGGCCAGGCCAGCAAGGCACCGGCGGCGATTTGCACCAGGGGCAGCGGCAGCGGGATGACCCGTCCGACCAGCCGCGAGACGCTGACCAGCATCAGCAGGATAAGGACGGTGTAAGCGGTTTGCATAAAGCGGAAATCTCAGACAATCGACAGCGTTGAACGGTCATATTAGCCGCTCAGGATACGTCTGACCGTTGCACCTATGTCGCACTGCTGGAGCGCAGTCCCCTTGTGGGAGCGAGCCTGCTCGCGAATGCGGTGTCTGATTCAACAGAGGTATTGCCTGACACGGCCCCTTCGCGAGCAGGCTCGCTCCCACAGGTTTTGCAGCGTTACGACAACCGTGGCCGCCCGAAACGCGTTGGTCATGGCATAATCCGACACCATTTTTTTCCAGCACCTGTAAAGGGGGCGATTCCTTGACCGTTTCAAGTAAAACGTTGCACCTTTTCGGCATCAAAGCCTGGGATGCCGCATAAGAAACAATCAATCCCTTTAAAATCAAGGCCTTTAGCCGTAAATCAGCACTGAAAAACACCATGTTTTGCGACTGTTCAGAAACCAATAAACATTGGCCCGAACGGTTGCATTTTGGGGAACACCTTCACACCCTCCTGCGGCGTTCTGCCGACCTAACACAACTCCTATTTTTGCAGTTCCCGCACATAAGCCTGACACGCCTGCAGCGCAATCAGTCCACGGTCACCGCTATCGGTGATGGCGACAATTCTTTGAGCATGCGCTGGGTCAAGTTGGGCTCGTACGGCAGCATGATCCACGCCGCCGGCGCCGGCGGTGGTTGGCACACCGCAGCCTTTGGCAGCGTCGGTTGCGTCGAGGAGGACTGACAACCGCAGATCAGAAGTGGCAAGGCGATCGCGCAGACGATCTTGGTCACGTTGGGCATCGGTCATTTTCCTGAAGTGGGTCTGCTCGCTGGCCGACAGCAGCAGCTCGAGCGCCAGACGCTTGTCCTGTTCGGCCTGCTGCGCGGTCGCCGCGGCCTGAGTCAGTTGATTGAGAGTTTCCGCGTGCTGCTGGTCTTGCTCGGCCAACTGCTGACCGTAGCGCCAGTCCTGAAACTGCCAGGCGCTCCCGGCGCCGATCAGCACCAGTGCCAGCGCGCCCACCGCCTTCCACGGAACAACCATCACGGCACATCCTTGAAGAAGACGTGCCCACCCAGCTTGAGCGTTTGCTTGGCCTTCGCCGCCCAGGCGGGCGCCTTGATGCTGGTGGCGTAGTAGTGAGTAGCGCCGCCTGTAGGATCCGGCACCTTGCCGTCGACCACCTGGTCAGCGGCAATCCGACATTGCGCCAGCTCGCGGAACGGGATTTCCTTCACGCCGATCAGGAACTGATAGTTCGGGTCGGTCTTGTTCCAGCAGCTGAACTGCCACGGCTTTTGGCATACGCCGGCGTAGCCTTCACCCCACCACGACTTTTCCTTTCCATCGAACACGCGGTTGCGGATGGTCCAGGCCACGGCGATCTGGCCGGCTGTGCCTTCGCCGCGGGCCTCGCCCCAGATCGTACGCGCGAGGATGTCGCGTTCTTTTTCGGTAACAGGCATCACTTTCCTCCAGGCAAAAAAATACCCGCTTAATGGCGGGTGCTTTCCTATATCGGTTTACTCAGGATCAGGAGACATCCACCGCAGGCCTTCCGGTTGGGAAAAATACCAATCGTGGTACCGGCTGTCGGTGGTTTCTATATCAGACTGATTCGGCCATACAACCGGATCTTGAGGACTCCCGAACCAACCCTGCATCTCCTTCAAATCAGCCGCATTAAATTGCGCGTGAATGTTTGCCATATATCACACCCCTTTAAAACTCGTACGATGTCAAGGAAATTACATAATTTTGCCCGGTGCCAGAAATGATCGCACAGGTCATATAAAGAATTTGTTGCGAAGTAATGAGAACTTTATTGAATGAGCAAACAGCTTGTCCGCCCGCTGAAACTGAATTGTTATTGATCTGCTGTCCAGACCCAGCCGAGTTCGAATACACAGCAAGTGACAGACCTACCGCAGATGAGGCAGAGACCGTTAAGTTTCCGGAAACCGACTTGGCATTCTTCGGAAGAATGGTGGCGCTGATCGGAGTTACAGTAACATTGGTTGCCCCATTGTTGTAGACAACTGCTTGCTGTATTGAGATTGAGCGTTCAAATTGCGAACCAACCGCTATTAGACCAGATCCGGTTGTACACCACACACTCACCAAAGCCGAAGCGGTGTAGCCGGCGGGCATATTCGCCCCGCTATAAACCTCCGGCTGTGCTGCCGCTGTAGCGTTCACAGCAAGTAGTGCGGAAGTGGCTGTTGTCGGGTTATAGATCGCGTAGATGGCGACATGCCCACTTACAGGTGCGGTGCCGGTATCCATCCCGCCTGCGCCAGTTGTGCCCAGGTTGATAGTCTTATTGAAAGACGACAACAGCCATGCGGCACCGCCAAGTGCCGATTTAACAAACACTTCATCAGCGGTAAGAGTTGCGGTCGCGCTCGCCACAAGTACAGACATGCGGATGTTCCGCGAAGATCCAACAACTGCGGCGCGCTTACTGATGGCTTGCTGCGCCCGCAGTGGCGTCATCGTTTTTGTATTGTCGGTGCCGGTTTCCGCTTCGGCCTGAGACGCAATCGGGCGAGTTGAACCGATGATGACAGCGATTGCCGCGCTCAACTGCGCGTTATTCATTTCATCCGGGACGAGGCCGGCGGCCGTGATGACATTAAGAATTTCATCAGAGACAGCGTTGCCCCACTGCGCCGGAATCAGCGAGCCAGGCGTACCCGCCACAGGGTTTTCGTCGACAAACTTACCGCCTACCAAACCAACGCTGGGCACGCTTTTCGGATAATCCACTTTTCTACCTCTCAGTCATAATTGATGTGCACAACGGTGTGCGCTGGAGCAGGACGCCTGATGGTGCATTCGAGCGGATTGCCAGGGTTGGCTCCGAAACGCTCCCCCCAATAGCTGACGCCGAAGCGCCGGCCTTGCCGCTGGCGGCCGCCGGTGTTGAGTGTCCACATGAACTGCGCTTGCCAAGTTCCGAAGTGGGCTGAGCCGAAGCGAGAGCGGCCCATGCGTGGTGCCCGGTGCTCGGTGATAGTTGCGTCCGGGTAACCCTGGCTCACAGCGATCTCAATGAAATAAGCCCTGCTCTGCCCCCCGACTTCGACGAGTCTCCGACGAACCGCCAAGCGGCGATCCTCGAAAGCTGGATTCGGGCCAAGGCAAGGATCCGGCAGATCCATCACCGCCTCCCAGTCAGGCACCAGCTCACTAACCCCGGAAGGATCCATCTCGTTGAGAAGATCGACGGCACGGGCGTCGAGCCGAGAAAACTCCAGCGCGACACCGGCAAGCACCAGGTCTATCTCTGGAACGAGTTCCGGATCCCAGGCGGGGCCGTGCGGCAATAAACCTCGCAGCTGTCGGCGGTACTGGTCCGCAGTTCGCGCTACAGCCATGTGATGCCTCCGAACGTAAGCAGCTCGTTGGCCGCCGCAAGCACATCTGCGGATGGCACGGTCAGTGAGTGATCTGTTTCACCGGCAGCACCGCTGATGGCCTCACGGATGTGGCTGATCAGCAGCTTTTCGCCCAGACCTGCCTCGCGCTCGTGCAGGTCTTTCAGGCTTGCGGTGATAGCGGCTCGCACGGCGGTTGTGTCTGGGACTGGGTGGACGGTGTAGAGAACGGGTTTCAACGTCGGGGCCAGCACATAGAGCTCGGCCGTCACAGGCCGCAACGGCTCGATGTAGTCTTTGATTTCCTGCAGTTGTGTCGAGTTCGGCAAAGGTACCGGATCGTTGTCACGCATCACGAACACCCCGACCGTGCCCGGCCCAAGGTAATTGCCACGGCACCACGCTCTGGTTACACCGGGAAACTCTAAGGCCCAGGTCTCGTAATCGTCCGCCGATCCACCATGCGGGATAACCCGGTAGGAGCGGATCACCCGCGCGCGAAGCGATTCGATGCTTTCCTTTTCGATGCCACCCGAAAGTCCTGGAGCAATCACGGCGAAAGCGTTGGTTACGCCAGCCACCGGCTGTACCAATGTCAGCTGAAGGCCTGCATCAGCATTGCCAAGCGAACCTGCTTCCACCGCCGCAATCGTGGTCGTGTTGATTCCTGCAACCGTGGTGACGCCGGCGGTGACTCGATACATACGGCCATCGCCTGCCTGCAGCACCACATCGATGTCCAACACCGCACCAGCGGCCGCAGTGAAGCTAACGCTGCCTTCCGCTGGTTGCGCAGAGTTGCGTGGACGATTCAGGCGCAGCGCGGCAATGCGCTCGAGCGTTTCCTCGTCGGCCTTGTCCGGCAGGATCTGGTCGGCGATCCAGTCGAGATAGCCGTACAACCCGTAGGCCGTGCCGCTCAAGGTCCGCGCCAGCACCTGTGCATCGGAACGCCGTAGCGCTTCGCTGGCCAGATCGCTTTGCGTACGGCTGATAAGCACCGGCAGTGAAGGTGTTTCAAACGGCATAGATCACCTGCCAGGAAGAGATGGGTTTGATTTCAATGCGGTCACCGCCGGGCACCGTGAGGATGACCGTCAGGTTCAGCCGGCTGATGTCGGCTTTCTGACTGCTGATCTCGATCGCGATCGCGTGTCCGTCATCCAGAAGCCAACGCAGGGCTTCGTTTGCGTAGAACTCCGCGTCGCGCTGCGTGGCGTCAGTCAGCTTGACCCGGCGCAACAGCCACAGGCGCGAGCCAATGCGGTCATCAGCAATATCCGGGTAACTGTCGCCCCACCAGCCGAACAGCTCTTCATCGTCCACGGGGTCATCGGTCAGCGCTCGGCGCCAAGTAAACAGACTGATCAGCACCGCGCGCGTGAGGGTTGCCTCAAGATCATCAGAAAAGATCATCAGGCCCCCGCTGCGGGTGGCCCGCTGTTGCCACTGCCCGCCTGGACATTGGTGTGGACGTGCTCGATCTGGCTGACGCCGCCGGCCACCTGATCACCGGTAGAGACGATCTGCCCGGTCTGATTGATGACCGGCGTGTCGAAGTTCACCGCGGTGGTCGCCTTGATGTTCAGCGTGGCAGTTTCGATATCGATGATCCGGCCACGCTTGAAGTGGATCTTGTCGCCCTCGTCTGTGTAGATGGCCACCTCGCCCGGCTTCAGCGCCGTGATTCGGTACCGGCGATCAGCAGCAACCACAACTACTGCGTGAGACCGGTCGCCGCCGAGGAACATCGTCAGCACCTCGGCGCCCGGCAATGGATTGCTTGTCAGCCCGTAGGGCTCGAAGTGTTCGACGCCGTCCTTCAACTCGCCGGCAGTTAGCCTCACCTGCAGCGTCTGCATCATCTTCCCGGCCGCCGCCAGCACAACCGTGCCGCGCGCCATCATGCTTTTCAGGCTCATTTTTTTGGCTCGTAGTCTGCGGGGATGAGGTATTCGAAGTTGTCGGCCTTGCCGCCCTTCTTCAACTTGCGGTCTTTGTGCGGGTCGTGCGGTTCAGGCTCGAAGCCGTCCGGAGGACCTACCTCCAACTTGGTAATCTGCCCGCTGTCGGTAAGCGTATAAGTCACCCGGGCGATGAGCATGATGCGATCGAAGCCCACAATTGGGTCGATGACCCGCACCAGCGAGTTGTGTTTCCACAGCGCGCCGTTTGATTGCCGCCAGCCCTGCACGGTGTAATTGGTGGTGAGGGCTTTGCCCATGCGCGTGCCGCGCTCCCAGTTCGCCCGGGCCTGCGCCAGCTCGTTGGTCATCTGGCCGGATTCCTGAATGATCATGACCCGCTTGCGACCAACGCGCGGATCCGCCACTACCGCCGACACCTCTGCTGCCTGCTCGCCGAACTCTTCGTCGGTACCGCTCTTCTGGCCGAGCACTTGGTATTCGGAAAACACCGCCGAGAAGTCCAGCGCGGCATCACCGGTCAGGATGTTGTTACCAACTTCCAGCGCATCGAATGCCCGGACCTCGCTTCCGGGCTTAGCCAGCACGGCCATGCCCTTGGCGTCGTCGGTGGAGAAGACGCGGAACAGCGTCAGCAGGCGGTCGATGGATTCGAAAACGGTTTCGCCCGGCTCGATCGTGTGGTCTGAAAGCTTTGCCCCTTCCGGGATCTCGCTGCGCACACGCACGCCGTACGGCGCCGCCAGCGCCCTGACGATCGAAAGGACGCTTTGGTTGTTCCATTGCCCCGGCTTGTTGATCGCCGCACAGTCCACCAGATCGGCGGTGAGGGAGCGGCCGCTGACGCTGGTGGTGATTTGCTGATGGTCGTAGCTGATCGGCGTGGCGAACACCCAGCCAGTCAATACGAGGTCGTCGCCGATCCTGACCTGGCACTTGGCGCCCTGCTTGATCGGCAAAGGCAATGGCTGGCCGGGCCACTTCCACGTGATGTTCAGCGTGAACGACCGCGCCTGATCCTCAAGCCCGGCGGTGATCTCGACGGATTTCCAGCCGAAGTAATCCAGATCGTCAACCGTGAGGCTGACAGCGTTGACGTCTTCCATGGGTTACCTCTGGGCGATTTTGATCGGGCGAGCCGGAACGAACCCGGGGTGACGCAGGCGGTTGCGCTGGACCACTTCTGATTCGCGCGTGGCATCGCCGAAACGCCGGTAGGCCAGCACCAGGGCTGACAGTGTTTCAGGCGGCGTGATCTCCACCAGGCGCACGCCGGATTCCGCAACGGCGGTCAGGTGTTTGACGATGGTCTGTCGCAGGGTGTTGAGCACCATGTAGTGCTCGGGATCCGCCTTCAACGACGCTTGAAAGATTGCCTCGTTGAGGTTGTCGCGCAGCTCAATCACGTCATCAGCCACCGGAACTTCCGGACGGACAATTGGCTGCACCGCCTGCTGCTCGACCGACGCCACTGTGGCCGTCGAAACCGGCTGCGAGGCGACAGGCATTTCACTGATGATCAGAGCGACCTGCACCAGCAAAGCGTCCTGCACCAGGTTGGCAGTGGCTTGGGATGCAGCCGCCGCATCGACACCGCCCGAATCGCTGACGGTATTGATGCTGGCCACCGCTTCTGTCTGCTGCGTAGCGGTGGCCACTGAGTTCCGGTAGCTGGAACCGGAGTCATCGCTCAGGTAGTCGTCCACTGAAAACTCGCTGAAGTAGCTGGAGAACAGCGACGACAGTGAATCTGGCGCGTTCATCAGCGACTGCACAAAGCCGGTGAGGTTGGTGAAAGCGCCGATGATGGTTGAGAACTGCTGCTGGATCACCGTGTATACGCCCGACAGGCTGTTGCGCAGTCGGGCCAGTCCCAGACGGGCCTGATCCACTTTCGCCATTGCCGACTTGTACCGGGCCAGCGCGGAATCCAGAAGGCTATCGGAGGCCTTCACCACTTGCTGCTGAGTGTTGACCTTCGCTGTAGGAAACTTCAGCGGGATGTCCGGGTAGAACGTCACCGCGAACGCCGCCATTCCGCCCTGCTTGAAGTCGTGCGTCAGCTCGGCTTCACCGGCCTTGACCTGCATGCGGCCCAGCCAAGGGTGAACCAGCTCCCCGGCGCCAGGCGTCTGCACGGCTTCCATGAATTTATCGCGGCGCTCGAAGCAGTCATCACCGATGATCCAGCAGACCAGCCGGTGGACCTGGGCCTGTTTGCCCATTTGCTCGGCATATGGCTCGTCGCGTTGCGGAAACTCGTGCAGCTGTACCTTCATGCCTACCGGCACCGAAGCCTGAGGGATCAAGAAACTGATCCCCCGAAACGACGCCGGCAGCATTTGATCACGCCATGTCTGATCCATTTATGGCCTCATCACACCCACGGTGCGGGTGCCTACGTTGGGCTTGATGTTCAACCCCGGCTGATTGGTTTGTGGTTTGTCGACTTGAAGCCCAGGCGGCGGATTCTCGAAGCGCATCACCAGCTCGCCCTGCAGCTTTGGCTGACTGGCGGCCATGGCGTTCTGAACGAGCGAGTCACCCTGCGGTGACCAGCGCTCACCCTCCGGCCGTGGCCGCAGCAATGTGCCGTCGCCGTTGCCAGCCCGCGCGGGCGCCACCTGCATGGTCAGGTTGTTGACGGCATCGGTGGCGTTATTCACCGCACCGTCAATGCCAGCATCTCCCACCATGCCGAAAGCGCCCATGATCGATTTCACCCACCCGCTGATCTTTTCCCAGGCATCCTTGAACCACTGCAGTGCCGGCTCCCAGTTCGCAATCAGGGCGCCCGCGGCCATGGCGATCAGGCTGGCAATCAGGATAAAAGGGTTGGCTTTCGCCACCAAGTTGAATATCCGGGTCGCTACCGTTGCTGCCAGCACCGCCCCCCTCACCACCGCCAGCGTTGCGCTGAAGATTTTCCCGGCGACGGTTGCAGCCAGCATGGCCACGCGCATCGCAAGGAATCCAGCGGCCGCGCCCATAAGGCTCTTCGCCAGAACCGGGCTGGTCTGGGTGAATTTGTCCCACGCCAACTGAGCGCGCTGGGCGACTGCCTTGATCAGGTTCCAGAGCGCCGAGAAGAACGGCGCCACCTTCTGCCAGTTCGCGATAAGCAATCCTGCCGCAAGGGCGAGTCCGCGTATTACCCAGCCAACAACCGAAACTTTCGTCGCAGTGTCGAACAGTTTCATGGCCACGATGCTGCCCATCACCGCCAACTTGAGCGCTACGAAGGCAAGGCCGGCGCCGAGAATGCCCTTGACCAGTCCAGGGTTCGCCGCGGCGAACTCCGAAATATGGCTTACGATCGGCCCCATTAGCGTCATGATTTCGTTGAGCGGCGGCAGCAGTGCGTTGCCGATCTCAATGCCCAGACGGGTCACGCGGTTGCGCATCAACTGCATAGCATTCGCCGTGGTCGCCGACCGAGCCTCATATTCTTTGCTCATGGAGCCCGCAAATTTGGTGCTTTCCGAAACGTCGCCGAAGCTCTTTTTCAGCAGGTCCAGATTCGTCAGAAGCGGAGCAATTGCCGTAACCGATTCAGATCCGAACAGCTGCGTAAGCAAGCCCGCCTGTTTCTCAGGTGCAACTTTCGCAACGCGCTGGAGGACATCAATCATCGTTCCTTGGGCATCCTTTTGCATGCCTTCGGAAACCTTTTGCACATCCAGGCGCAGCGACTTGAAGGCCTGAGTTTGCTCCTTGGTGGCCGCTTTGCCTTTGGTCAGCGCCAGCATGAAGTTCTTCAGGCCGGTGGCGGCGACTTCACTCGGGACACCCACACCGGCGAGCGTTGCGCCCATCGCGGCGATCTGGCCGGACGCCAAGCCGGCGATTTTCCCCAGAGGGCCAATGCGAGTGACAATGTCGGCGATCTGCGCCGCAGAGGATGGGCCGGTGTTGCTCAGGTAGTTGATCTGGTCAGCCAGCTTTACCACCTCTGGCTGCGTGAGTTTGAAGGACGTTCGCCACTTGGCCATCATTTCGCCGGATTGCTCGGCGGTCTGGTCAAAAGCGATACCCATCTTCACGGCGTCTTCGGCGAACTGGCGCAACTCGCCAGCGGCGAAGCCTGCCTGCCCACCGGCGGCGACGATAGCGGCAATTCCGCTTGCCGCCATCGGCATTTTCTCGGACAAATCAAGCACGTCCTTGCCCATGGCCTTGAACTGCTCAGGCGTGTCGAAATCGACCACCTTCTTCACATCGGCCATGGACGATTCGAATTCGATCGCCGCCTTGGTACCCGCGACAAATGGAGCAGCGAACGCCCCACCCTGCAACACATCTTGAAAACTGATCTTGCCAAGCCCCGAGCTTTCCAATTGCTTGCGAAAGCCCGCGACGTTTTTCCGGATGCCGCCCAGCATCGGCGACAGCTTGTCGACGCCGGTGATCAACGCCTTTAGCTGGAATTTATCCGCCATCACTGCACCTGCTGGAGTTTATTGATTCGTTGCGCGTGCTCCATGGATTCGCGGAGCACGTCGAGCGGGCGAGCCAACATCAGTTCCGGATCCGTTTTCCAGAACCACGCCAGGTCATAAGCAACGGCGATCAGGTCGTGGATGGAGTCGACGCCGCACTCATGAAAAAACTGGCCACCGCCCAGCTCAGCGAGTTCAGATCTGCCAGATCCAACTGATTGACCGACGATGGAGGGATGCCGGCGCAGACGGCGATATATTTTGCGGCTACGTCCATGTCCAGGCTGACTTCTTCGTTTTTGTCGATTTTGTACGGCAGCGCCTTGATAGCCCGCACTTCCTGCACCGTCGGACGGCGCA